ACGCTGTGCTGACCAGCGGAGATGCAGGTAGCTGACGAGCGTACGGGCCACAGTCCCTTGCTGTACAAGGCGGGCCCGACACAGCGATTCCAGCGCCGGTCGGGCCCTTGATCGGAAGGTGAGTTCCGACCCATGCCCAACGTACCGTCCGAGCCCGGCGTGCACCGGGCCCCGTCCCCGGCCGCCCGCGCCTGCATCGCGGCGCTCGACAGCTTCGGCACCGTCGACAAGCAGACCGCGGTCAAGCTGATCCCGATGTGGGGCAGGCAGGCCGAGTTGACCGCCGACGACCTGAGGCAGGTCGTCGCCCACTACCCCACGACGATATGAGCCGCGCGGTGTTGATCGTCGACAAGTCGAAGCTGTGGGACGCCCCGCAGCGGCTCCAACACGAGCTCGACACCGCGGCCGCGGCGGGCATCGACGTCGTCGCGCTGGTCGACATCGCAGACGCGCGCAAGGCGCACGGCATGGTCTACCACGGCGAGTGCGACCTGATCGTGTACTCCGGCGACGTCCTGCCGACCGTGCACCGCCTCACCCTGCCGCGCGCCGCCGCGGACCACACGGGGCCAGTGGAACCCACGGGTTCCACGCGGTTCCGCCGTCCGCAGGCAGTGTCATGAGGAGAACCGATGATCCTGCTACTTCTCAAGATCGCCGAGGGCGTCACCATCGGCGCGCTGGTCGGCACGTTCGCGCACCTGCTGGGCATGAGGCGCGGACTGTGAAGCGCGCGGCCGCGGTGGCGGGTGTGGTGCTGTGCCTGGTGCTGCTGTGCGCGTACGGGGCGCTCGCGTTCGGCGTGGTGCACCCGTAAGTGTTCCGCGTACGCTGTACCGTGTCGGAACACTTAGATCTACCCGGTGAAGGGAGACGGCCGTCTATGAGCCGAGGTCACGGGCGGGTTCAGCGGGACATCCTGGCCTACCTGGAGGAGGTCCGCGACGCACGTCCGCGCGGGGCGCCGACGCCGATCCGGGCCGGCCTGCCGTGGGTCGTCCGGGCGCTGTACGGCCACGAGGCCACCGAGGCGCAGAAGGTCAGCGTGCGGCGCGCGGTCCGCGCCCTGGAACGGGAAGGCCTGATCGTGGCCGAGCGGGGCGAAGCCCCATGTCACGTCCGGGACCGGTACTGGCGCCCGGTCAAGGGCGACCCGCGCGGCATGTACGTCGACCGCGGCGACACCGCCCGGTGGCTGCCGGTGAAGATGCTCCGTCTGACCGCTGATAACTGAATTATCACCAGAGACGCCCGGCCCGGGAGGCACCACTCCACCGAGCCGGGCGTCCGTCTGTGTGGAGTTCAGCGGATCAGCGCGGCGATGATCAGCGGGTACAGCGGTGTCACCAAAGCCACCAGGATGCCGATCAGCCAGCGCCGGTTCGACACGGCCTGTTTCGCCGCCTCGGCGTGCGCCAGCTCGTGCTCCTCGATGTCCTTGCGGATCCGCTCGACCTGCCCCTTGAGGAAGTCGACTCCGCGGGAGCCGTGCTCGTCGAGGTGGTCCACGCGTCTTCCCTGCCCCTCGATGATCCGTTCCAGCCGGTCGACTTCCCGCCAGAGTAGGAAGTTGTCGCCGGCCGCCATGGGGCGTTGCGGCCCCGGTCCGGGTTCGCTGGTCATCACAGCGGCCGGATGTATTCGCACTCGACGTAGCTGGTGAATCGGGCGGACACGTTGGTGTTGACCGCGCCGGACGAGTCCTGGAACGCCATGAACTCCATGTAGTCGGTGGAGCCGTTCATCGGCTGGGTGCACGTGGCCATCACGCCGGTGGCGATGGCGCCGGAGTTGACCCGCTCCCCGGACGGGACCGAGGTGGAGCCGTTCTTGCGGAAGCTGGCGTCGATGCTGACCGGTGTGGTCGGGGCGCCGGTGTAGTAGACGCCGCGGAACTCGTAGTACCCGGCCACGTTCGGGGTGATCCGGGTGTTGTTCGTCACGGTGTCGTGGAAGCCGTCCGTGTCGATGTCCTCCGACCCGGCGCCGAACGTGAGCGCGGTCAGCGTGGCGTCGGGGATCGACTGGCCGGCCTGCTGCACCAGCCGCACCAGCGGCGGGTTGATCGCCCTCGCGACGTCGGACCAGTACGCCTTGTCACCTGCGGCCATGTCAGAGCCCCCATCGTTTGCTGTCGTACACGTTGACCCGCGCCCCGGCGAGTTGGGCCTTGGCCACGCCGTTGATCGACCGGGTGACTGTCGCAGTCTGGGTGTAGGGTCCCGTCCCGGCCGCCGCTGTCATCGCGGTCACTGTGACCCGTTCGCCCTCGATCATCAGGTCGTACGGCAGCGACCCCGCCGCGGTGGTGAGCGTGTCGTTGACGTCGACCGTGGTCAGGGACAGCGACGTCGCCGTGGACGTGGCGCCGGCGGCGAGGGTGGTGGTGCGGGTGTCCCACCGCCACACCCCGTCGTCGTAGACGCCGATGATCCACACGTCGTACAGCTCGACCTGGTAGGTGACCGTCCAGGGGGCGGTGCTGACCTTCTCGATGATGCCGTCGACCAGGAATCGCACCGTCTCGGGTTCGGCGCCGACGACGGCGATCATGTCGCCCTCGCGCACGTTCATCGCTGCGGAGACCAGTGACGGGTTGGCGAGCAGGTCGACGGTGACCTCGGCGTACCGGGGGCGTTCGATGGTGCCCTTGGCGCGGTGCCAGTCGGCGATGTCCTGCAGTTGGGTGGCCGGGTTCGCCACGGACACATCCACCGACGCCTTGTACTCGCCCACCCCGGCCGGCGGCGCCAGCACGCTCATCGGCCCGGAGAGCAGCGACGAGGTGACCTCGCCGCCGGACGCGTTCTTGACGGTGACCCGGTTGTGGGTGTTCAGGTCGTCGAGGATCTTGTTGAACGGCACCGCAACCTGCGACGGGTACGTGAGGGTGAGCGCGGCGGTCTGGTTGTACATGACCCGGCGGGTGCGCATGGTCAGGGCGATGTCGAACCGTTCGTCGTCGATCCGGCAGTCGTCGGTCTCGCGGATCTCCTTGAGCAGCTCGAGGAACGTGACGGCCCGCTGCGGCCCCATCGGCTGCGTCTCGGCCGCGGTGCCGATCATGTAGTAGGTGATGCCGAGCTCGCCGCACAGCCGCTGGAACCGGTCGCCGGCCCTCTCACCCAGGTAGCCGTTGAACACGGCGATGGCGGTGCCGGAGGTCAGGGCGTCGGTCAGGCCGGTGACGGCGAAGACGTGCGAAAACCACGCCCCGTCGGTGTAGGACGCGCCGACCTGCCACCACTGCACCAGCCGGCCCACCGACCCGGCGAACGTGTCGGTGAAGCCCGTCACGACCGGGGCGCTCTGCCGGTACCAGGCCGGTTCGATGGTGACGGTGCCACCCGACACGCTGGCCTTCAACCGGAACGTCATCCACTCGGTGGGCGGGCCCTGCGTCGACCAGGCGGTGCCGTTGTTGTACAGCACGGTGCCGTCGGAAGCGACCACGCTGATGAAGTAGTTCGCATTGTTCGTCGTCCACGACCAGGTGTAGCCGTTGCTGGTGGTCCACGTCAGCAGGCTCTGGTAGCCGGCCCCGCTCGGCAGCGCGGCCAGCTTGGCGCTGAACACCACCTGCCAGCCGGTGGTGGTCGACGCCGACGCGAACACGCCCGTCAACTGGCTGCCGACGACCGTCTTGACGGTCTGCTCCGCACCCAGCGGCGCCTCCGACTCGGCGAGGGCGGCGCCGCCCTTGAACGTGCCGGCCGGGCCGCCGGCCAGCGTGTTGGACAGCAGCAGCGCGTCCCGGCCGTCCTCCAACGGCCAGTGCCCGATCGAGGTGGGGCGGGCTGAGATGGTGCGGTACATGGGGGAGCGCAGCGGGTCGGTCCACATGCCGATGCGGCGCAGCACCCCCTCGGCGGTGAGCTTCGTCCACGACCGGCCCCTGACCCCAGGTACGTGTTCGGGGGTCCGATCTGGCGTCCAGCTCGACGCCTCGACCCACACTCGCTGGTTGGTGTCGACGGTGATCCGGGTCTTGGTGTTGCGGCCGGCGACGCCGTACAGCGGCGAGTCCGGCCGCGACGGGTCGTACGCGAGCGTGTCGTTGGCGATCTCGCATTCGATGCGGGTCGGGCGGGGCCATGACCCGTCGGGTTCGTGGCCGCGGGTGATGGTCACCCCGGCCGCCGAGTACAGCGGCACGGTGGTCCACGCGCCGGACAGGAACATCTCGAGCACCGCGTTGCGGGTGGTCATGCCCGCACCTGCCCGTTGACGACCCGCACCCCGAGGTGGGTGACCTGACCGCCGCGCCGGGAGACGGCCTTCGCGATCGGCTGGAGTAGGGCGTCGCCGAGGTCGCCGAGGTCGACCCGGATCCACTGTTCACCACCGCCACGGCCGCCCGCGGGGATGACCCGCTCGCCGGCCTGCAGCACGGCGAGCATCTCCGAGCCGGGCGCACCGGGCACCACACCGCCGCTGTGGAAATGCGGCAAGTGCGGCACGCTGATGCTGTTGCCGCCGATGACCGGCACCCAGGACGGCACCGACCAGGACAGCCGGCCGACCGTGTTATTCCAGGCATCCGCCACGGTGTTGAACGCGGCCTTGAACGGGGCGGTGATGAACGAGGTCACCTTCGAGAAGGCGGTGCCGATCCAGCCGGGGACCTTCTTCAACCACTCCCACACGTTCGAGGCGGCCTTCTTGATCCAGCCCCACGCGGCGCCCCACGCCTTGGAGAACCAGTCCGTCTTCTTGGCGATCAGCACGATGACGGCGACCAGGGCGATGATGCCGACGATGATCCACGTGATAGGAGACGCGAACAGGGCCGTGTTCATCAGCCACTGCGCGGCCGCCCACACCTTCGTACCCGCGGCGGCGACCTTCTGCGTGGCCGCCTGGGCGATCGTCTTGACGTTCATCTCCGCCATCGACAGCAGCAGCGGCGCCAAACCGCCTGCCAGGTCCGCCCACCCCTGGACGTAGGCCACGATGCCCGCCTTGCCGGGCCCCTGCATGATCGTGGCGGTGCCGTCGATCACGTCGTGGATGCCGATGAGGTTGCGTTCGGAGTTGTCCGCGGCATCCCCCACCCGCTTCATCCCGCCCGCGTGCCCGTCCAGGTCGCGGGTCGCGCCGCCGACCTTGTCGCCCATCGTCTTTGCGGACCCGCCCACCCGGCCGAAGGAGTCTTCGAGGTTCTTGGTCTCCCCGGCGAAGGACAGGACTACCTGGTTACCGGCCACGGCGCGCCTCCGAATTCCGAGCGTCAGAGTTCGGCATAATGGAGCTGTGAAGACGTGTCCTAAGTGCACCGGCGAGATGGTCCAGCGGATCCGAGGAACGCAGAAGGGTGGCTGGTACTGCCGCCCGTGCGCCAACGACAAGTCCAAGGCATACCGCCTCAGCGCGCCGGACGCCGTGCTGGACAGCAAGCTGTGGACCCTCTACCGCATCCGTCTCGCGGACTTCCGCCGCATGGTCGAAGAGCAGGGCGGCCGATGCAAGGCGTGTGGCCGAGTGCCAACTGGGACCAGCGGGTTCGGCGGGTCGCCTTTGGTGATCGATCACGACCACCGCTGCTGCGACGGGACGCGTCGCACCAAGCGCATCTGCGGCAAGTGCATCCGGGGGTTGCTCTGCACGCCGTGCAACGTCGCGTTGGGCATGGTCGACGACGATCCCCAGCGGCTCCGGCAACTGATCCAGTACGTCGAGAGTCATGACACTTCCAGCCCGGCATCGCGAGCCAGGTCGGCCAGTGCCTTGGCCATCACCTGAGTGATTTCCTCGCGGTTCTTCCTGAGAGATGGGTAGATATATCTACCTTCTTTAAAGAACGGCCTGTGCACCGACTTGTTACGGCCGACGCTTCCCCCGAAGTCCAAAAATGGGTAATAGGGCGCCTTGCGGCCACCCGCGGCCACCCGGGCCTCCCGCTGGCTCGAACGGACCTTGAGCGACGACCGGGCCGCACCGGACCGGGTGGGCACCTGCGGCTGGGCGTACCCGATGACGAGCTTGGACGCCTTGTTCAGCGCGAGCCGGAGTTGCTTCGGGAGGTCGGCGTCCATCTTGCGCAGCGACGCCTGGAACTCCTTGATGCCGGTGATCTGGATACGCGACCCGCCGGAGCTGTTGACCGGCACGTCCTCACCCCGCTCTCTTCGCTGCCAGCTCTTCCCGCTGCGCCTTCCGCGCGTAATAGACGCCCCACCGCATGAACTCCTCGGCGCCCATCCGGTCGCGGAGCTCAGCAACGGTCATGCTCAGCTCGACGGCCAGGAAGTGCTCGAACTCAATCGCCGGAGTCGTCTCGAACCTCAGGTACGTCACTTTTGGCGGCGCCCTCGTCAAGGCCGGACAGCCGCGAAATGACGTCCGTGACGGGTTCGAGCTCACCGGCCGGTGACGCGGCCTGCCACTGCTTGACTTCGTCGCGGGTCATCGGCGGGTCGACCATGCCGGCGGCGAGCATGTACGCCTCCAGGTCGACACCCTTCAGGCCTTGACCGCGGAGCACTTCGCCGCGGGACAGGCCACGCACACGGACCGTGCCGACGCCGGGGATCTCCACGTCATCCTCGGGCAGTCGGGGCTTGAGCAGGGTTTCCTTGTCCATGGAGTGGTGCCTCCTAGCCGAGCGGGTACAGCTTGTAGACGACGCTCGTCGTCACGCTGTGGGTGATGGTGACCAGCCCGGTCGTCGGGTCGGCCATGCGCGGGCTGATGAGGAACACCTTGTTCGTGGCGTTCGTCACCGACGGCGCAAGCGCGGCGGCCGCGGCACCCGTCGGGGTGGTGGACGCGTCCGAGATCGTCATGTTGTCGGTGGCGGCGTTGCCGTTGAGGATTTCCAGGAACGCGCCGAAGCTGCCGAGCAGCGCCACCGCGATGGTGTCGGAGGCGGCGACGGCCGCGCCCGGCGTGGCGACACCCGCCCGGGTGGGAGTGGTAGCGGCCAAAGCGCCCATGACGATTTCTCCTTACTGGGTGGTGCTGGTGACCACGTCGGACAGGGTGAGCTCCGCTGCCCACGTCACCATGTCGGCGACCGGGTTGGTTTCGACGTACTTCTTGACGTGCACCGATACCGAGTCCTGCGGCTTGCCGACGCCCGTACCCTCGGGCCGGCGGATCAGCGTCACCACCGTGCCGAGCAGCGGCCGGATGACCGCCCGGGGGCCGGTGCCGGCGGTGTTGTCGTAGATGCCCTCGAGGCCCGACTTGCCGCCGAGAAGCCCGCCCTGCACGACGTGCGCGGTCTTCCCGAACGTGGTGACGTCGTGTTCGTCGGCCTCGCGGTCCAGGTCGGACTTGTTGGCGTACGCCGAAAGGTCCACGCCGTTCAGGCTGACGAACGTGTTCTTTCCGTGGACGAAAGCCATGGTTACGCGCCCCTTCCGGTGACGTCGAGGTGGAAGATCATCGCCAGGTAGTCGATGCCGGCGAACTTGGCGCTGTCCGGCTCGGCCCACGCCACGCGCACGCTGGAGCAGCTGGTGTAGGTGTATGCCTCGACCGCGGCCTTGACGGACTGCGCGCCGGAGCCGTCGGCGTACGCGGCGAGCGCCTTACGCGACGCGCGTTCTTCCGGCTTGCCGACCAGCACGATGACGGCCAGGTCCGGGAACCGGTCGGAGCCGCGGGCGAACGTGCTGTCGTAGTCGATGCGCTCCGGCAGGGCGATGACCGCCGCGGGTGGGGTGATCTGCTTGACGCCCCACGGCGGGACGCGCAGCCCGGTGATGGTCTGCAGTGCGGTGCCGATCTCGCCGGCGACGGCCTCGAGGTTCACCAGCCCCACCAGCTCTGCGTCCGAGGTGTCGAGGGTGAGCCGACGGCCCACCACTCCCGGCGGAACTTCTTGCCGATGACGACCTCGACGTCCGGGTCGACGCGGGCCAGCAGCCGCAGCTCGCTGCCCTCGGACGGCGATCCGGCCACGCCGTAGGGGGAGTCCCGGCGGGCCGAGAGCCGGACCGCCTGCAGCAGCGTCGCCACCTTGATCGACGTCGGGACCGCCGACCAGCCCCACGCCGCGGTGACGGTGAACTTGCCCGAGGACTTCACCAGGATCCGCTCGTACACCTTGCCTTTCAGCAGGGCGTTGTCCGGGAGCAGCTCGTAGTCGGCGGCCGCGACGGCAGTACCGCCCGGGTCGGTGACCACCAGGCCGGTGATGGTGTAGAAGTCGTCGACGTCGAGGACGTACGCACCAATGTGCCGGTCCCAGTCCGCCGTCCGGTAGGTGCGCGCCTCGGGTGCGGCGACCTGCCCGAACTGGCGGTGGCACCAGTTGTCCACCGCACGGGAGGCGGCCGTGACCCAGCGCGCGATCTGCGTGTCGTCGACAGCGTCG